GACTATTTGCAGCCCGTTAGGTGGATACGAGTGGCACATGAAAATCTGCGCAATAGTGATACTTGGTCGGGCGCTGGTACGAATCACGTTCAAACGTGTCATGACGCCCAACATCGCCGGTAAGGGGCCGAGCCCGCAGGGCGACGGTCCCACTTGACCGGCCTTGTTAGCCGCATAAAAACATTTGATGACGATTCTTCTTGCGTAACTAGTGACGGTGACGTATAGTTACACCATGGACACACGGAATGGTTCCGGTGCCAGAAACTAGGAGCAAATCATGAACGAATTTAACGCCCTTGCATCTGACCTCCGCAACGCTGGCCGCAACGAAGCTGCAGAAATGGCAGACAAACTGGCAGCGCCGCGCGAAACGATGCGTGTTATTCACCAGGCGCAAGCAGCCTATGGCGGGCAGGCGTGGAACGGATGGCGGTTTAATCGGGTCCGTGAGGAACTCAAGTCGCAGCGAGTGACCGCAGAAGTCGGATTGGCTATCGCCAACGCTATCCGCGAACTTGAGGAAAACGAGCGTCTGGCATGAGCAACAACAACCCCCGAAAGGGGGTTTCACCAGTGCCCGCAAACAAGCGCATGGCCGCCCTACGCGAACGGCGCAGAAAAGCCGGCATGACCCCAATGGAGGTCTGGGCGCACCCTGACGACCATCAGGCCATCCGGGATGAAGCCGCACGGCTGGCGAAGGGCAGAGACGCGGCGGCTAACATAGATTAGACCCCAAAGTGTCCAATAAAACCTTAGTGCGTAAAATTTTACGTCTACAGTTTCGTGTCGAATGTTGCGTGTTCTGCACCGGTGCAGCACCGGTCTTGCACCGGTTGACAACCGAACGCGACGCAAAATGCTCCGTTCTGCACCGCACCGCACCACACACTATATAGTGGTGCAGTGGTGCAGCGGTGCACCGGGAACCGGTACAGTTTATGTAATTTTTTACACCATACAAAACACAGCCGGAAGGCGCGAATTTATACACGTTCCGGGGTGTGCGTAATTTTCTGCAAGGAGGCTCGTGATGGTGGATGCATATGAAAAAGGGCGTGAAGCTGGGCTTCGGGGCGACCCACTTTTCTCCTGCCCGTACCCTGGGGAATCGGGCCGCAAGTGGGTGGACGGATGGCGTGCCGGGCTCGCGTCGAGAGCGCTTGGCGCCAAGCCGAAAAACTGGTATAAGCGGGCGCATGTCAAACAACCTTGATGCCCGCCTCGACGCCTTCTTCGCCGCCTACGCTGTGTGCGGGGAGGTGTCCACTGCCGCGAAGGCGGCCGGGCTCGATCGCAACCAGGTTTACCTCAAAGCCAAAGCCGACCCCGCCGTGGCGCAACGCTTCGCGGACGCCAAGGCCGAATTCGCCGACAGTCTGAAAGCAGAAGCCCTCAGGCGCGCACGAGAAGGCACAAGGAAGCTGCTGTTCCACCAAGGGGCACCCGTATACCTTACCCGGTTCAAACTCGACGAAAACGGGCGTCCTGAGCGTTCCGAGGACGGGAAACCGATAGTCGAGTATCAAGTCGACGAGAATGGCCGCCCAATACAGGCCTATGAGTCCGTGTTCTCGGACCGGTTGTTGCTGGCGATGCTTGCCGCCAATGCGCCGGACGAATATGCTACGAAATCTAACGTCCAGTTGACGGGGGCCGGAGGAGGTCCGGTTCAGGTGGATGTTCCGGAGAAAGAAATCGCGCGGAGGATTGCGTTCTTGATGCACAAGGGCGTGATAGCCGCGAGAGCACTGCCAGCCGCACCGGATGACCCCGGTGGCGATCTGGTGTAACAGAGCAACGGCAACTTTAAACGAAAGGAAACATCATGGCCGCAACCAAACAGATTCTCACTTCCGTCCACGGGCGTCGTCTCGGTATCTCCCGCGACGGCCGCCTTGTGATCGGTGGCCGCACCGCCCTGACTCAGGACGACTCCGGCCGCGAACGCCGTGTGCAAGGCGCGCCCGGCACGTTAAACACTACGGGCACGCTTACCGCGGCTCTGATCTCCACCGGCATCGTCACCAGTACCACCGCAGCCGCAGTTACCGCCACCGTCGATACGGGCACCGCAATGGATACCGCACTGGCTGCGGAATACAGTGTGAATGACGCGTTCGACTGGTCGGCAACCGCGACGGGCGCCAACGCGTTCACGGTGACCGCCGCGAGCGGGCATACGCTGGTTGGATCCGGGATCGTGTCTTCTGGCGCTTCCGGGAGCTTCCGCAGCCGCCGCACGGCAGCGAACACCTGGGTCACCTATCGACTGAGTTAATGGATCTCGACGAGATCATCAAAGCCCTCGGCGGTCTACCAGAGACTGACCGGGGGCTTGTCGTTTCTACCGCCATGGCCGCGACGCAGGGTATGGCATTCATCCCTCAGCCAGGACCGCAAACAGAGGCGTACTTCAGCGAGGCTGATGTCCTCCTGTTCGGGGGTTCACCTGGTGGAGGAAAGACGGCGCTAGGCATGGGTCTTGCACTCAACGAGCATCACCGGACCATGGTTGTGCGGAAAAACTTTGTGGATCTGGCGGGCTGCCTGCACACGCTTGACAACATTCTCGGGTCTGCCAATTCCGCAACTGGAGGCAATCGGCCGCTGTACCGTAAGCCAGGCGGCGGGGTAATCGAGTTCGTGGGTCTCGGTGACGATCTAGATGGCAAACAAGGAAATCCGCACGACCTGATCTACCTCGATGAGGTGGCGCAACTGCCGGAGGTCCAGGTGCGCATGCTGATGGGCTGGCTGCGCACCGACAGACCGGGCCAGCGGTGCCGGGTGGTAATGGGCAGCAACCCGCCGCTGGACAGCACCGGAGACTGGCTGATCGAGTACTTCGCCCCGTGGCTGGACCCGAAGCACCACAATCCAGCTCAAGAGGGCGAGCTTCGGTATTTCCAGCCGAATGAGTCGGGGTCAGGTTACCGGGAGTGCGAGAAGGACGATTACATCGAGATGAATGGGGTCAGGGTGGCGCCGCAATCCCGCACCTTCGTCTCTTCGAGGTTCACCGACAACGCGTATTACAACGCCGAGGCGTACGCAAAGAGCCTGGCCGGCCTCCCCGACGAGGTGCGCGAGCGGCTGGTTACCGGTAATTTTTTGCTTGAACGGACAGACGACGTCTGGCAGCTGATCCCCACAAGCTGGGTCAAGGCGGCACAAGACCGCTGGACTCGGCAACCGCCGGCCGGAGTCCCGATGTGCGCGGTAGGCGTGGACGTGGCGCAGGGCGGATCCGATAACACCGTGATATCGCCGCGTTACGATGGGTGGTTCGATCGGCTGGTCGTTGTGCCCGGCCGGGAAACGCCAGACGGAAAAAGCGCTGCAGGGCATGTGATCCGTCACCGTCGCGACAACGCGCCTGTAGTCGTCGATCTGGGTGGCGGGTGGGGCGGGGATTGCTACGGGCACCTGAAGGAAAACGGTATTGAGGCGAGCGGGTATCTCGGGGTGAAGTCGGCGACCGGCCGGACAGCGGACGGAAGGCTCGGATTCACCAACGTGCGCAGTCGTTCATACTGGCGTTTTCGCGAGGCGCTGGACCCTTCGCAGCCCGGCGGGGCTCGCATAATGCTCCCTCCTGACTCCGTGTTGCTCGCCGATCTGTGCGCGCCGAGGTATCGGATAACTTCCAGCGGGATCGAGGCGGAAAGCAAAAAAGACGTGGTCAAAAGACTGGGCCGGAGTCCGGACCGTGGAGACGCTGCCGTGATGTGTTGGACGATAGGCCAAACTACCGCTAACATACCCGGAGGATTCAGGCAGTACAGGCAAGCACCTAAAGTCGTGATGAGGAAAAGATAATGGCCGCAATGTTCAGCAAACCCAAAGTTCCGGTCGCGCCGGCCCCCACCCCGATGGTTGACGAAGCCGCTATCGCTAACGCGAAGAGGCGGTCCAGTCAGCGGCTGTCGAGCAGCTCCGGACGATCCTCGACCATCCTCGGCGGGTCTCTCGGAACCGGCGAAAAGCTGGGTGGTTGATGTCTGACACGACGAAGGCGCTCATCGACCGGAGCGCGCAACTGTTCGGAAAACGTGGGCAATTGCTCACGTTGTGGCAATCCATCGCCGAGCAGTTTTACCCTGAGCGGGCGGATTTCACCTCGGCACGAAATGTCGGCGCCGAAATGGCGGCCGGCCTGACCACGAGCTACCCGATCATCGCCCGCCGGGATCTGGGCAACGCCTTCGCCGCGATGTTGCGGCCGGCGCAGAAGGCCTGGTTCAAGCTAGGCACGAATCGACCGGACAGGGAAGACGTACCCGCGAAGCAGTGGCTGGAGTGGGTGGGAAATCTGCAGAGGCGGGCCATGCAGGATCGAGCCAGCCAGTTCACCCGTGCCACCAAAGAGGGTGATCATGATTTCGCCACATTCGGTCAGTGCGTGGTCAGCACCGAACTTAATTCCGCGCGCGATACCCTGCTGTACAGGAGCTGGCATCTGCGCGACGTAGCGTGGGCCGAGGACCCGACAGGCAGGGTCACTACGATATTCAGGAAGTGGAAGCCTACGGTATCGGACCTTTTCAGCCTGTTCGGCAGGAAGGTGCACGAGAAGGTAAGAGAAAAGCTCGTAAAAGATCCATGGGCCGAGGTCAATGTACTGCACATCGTGATGCCGGCCGATGACTACGCAGGGCTGCCAGGCGCCAAGGCATTCCGCACCCCCTTCGTCAGCCTGTACGTCGACGTCGACAACCAGCACGAGATGGAGTGTGTGGGGAGCTGGACCAAGGTTTACACCATCCCCCGTTGGCAGACAGTGAGCGGCAGTCAATACGCGCACAGCCCGGCGGCTGTCGCGGCATTGCCCGACGCCAGGCTGTTGCAGGCGGTATCGCTCACACTGCTTGAGGCAGGGGAGAAGGCGACAAACCCGCCGATGGTCGCTGTGCAAGAGGCAATCCGTGGCGATATCGCTATCTACGCCGGCGGCATAACCTGGGTGGATCGCGAGTACGACGAGCGGCTGGGAGAAGTCCTCAGATCCTTGTCCTCGGACAAAACAGGTCTGGCGTTCGGACTCGACACCCAGCAGGATCTGCGCCGGCAACTGGCCGATGCGTGGTTCCTGAGCAAGCTCAACCTACCCCCGGCGGGCGGCCCGGACATGACGGCCTACGAGGTCGGGCAGCGCGTGCAGGAATTCATCCGTTCTACCCTGCCGCTGTTCGAGCCGATGGAGAACGACTACAACGGGAGCCTGTGCGAGGACACTTTCGAACTGCTGCTCCGGAACGCACCGGAGATACGGAATTCCGTGCCGGAGAGTATTCGTGGCGCGGACGTTCTGTTTTCGTTCGAAAGCCCGCTGCACGAAGCGATCGAGAAGCAGAAGGTGGGGCAGTTCATGGAGGCTCAGCAGATTATCGCAACCGCCGTCCAGCTCGATCCTTCCATCGCTAACATCGTCGACGGAGTCGCCGCCACCCGGGACGTCCTCGGCGCCACCATACCCGCCGGGTGGATACGGTCGGAAGAGGATGCCGGGAAAATCACGGAAGCGCAGCAGCAGGCAGCCCAGGCGCAACAGCAGTTGCAGATGGCCCAGCAGGGCGCCGACGTGGCGAAGACCTTGTCCGAGACTGGGCTCGCCCCACCGAAAGGAGCAATGTGACCAGCAACGTCAAACAGTTTCCGGGCACGAAACCGGTGGAGTCCGACGACTTGGCGCCGAACACGGTACTAGAAGAGGCTGCCAAGGTTGGGCTGGCGCGCGTCCTGGTGATCGGAGAGACCGCAGACGGACGGACGTTTTACGCCTCGTCGACGGGCGATGCGGGGGCTCTCCTGCTCGATCTGAAGCTCACCGAGCGCGCGATTATCGACATGGTTAGAGGGGACGTATATGCCGACTAAGGCTCCCGCCTTCTTCGACTGCCCGTGGGAGCCCGCAGATGCCTCAGCGTTGCAGGCGTTGACCCGTGGCGAGGCATCACCCGAGCAGCAACGCCGCGCGTTGGACTGGATCGTCAAGGTAGGCGCCGGCACCTACAACGTGTCGTTTATGCCGGGCCAGGCTGACTCTACGGCTTTCGCCGAAGGTCGGCGTTACGTCGGGTTGCAAATTGTCAAACTTCTCGCGGTAATCCCGCACGCGTTCACAAAGGAAAAACATGTCTGATCCCGTAGTTGCTCCCGCACCGGTTGATCCCGCACCGGTTGATCCCGCACCGGTTGATCCTGCACCGGTTGATCCTGCACCGGTTGACCCTGCACCGGGTGATCCTGCACCAGAGCCGGAAGACGACGGTTCTCAGTGGCGCGAGAAGCTGGCCGGTGGCGATGAGAAACTCGCGAAACTCGCAGGCCGTTACGCCAGCCCGAAAGCCGTGCTGGAGGCTCTCGCCGCAGCCCAAGCAAAGATCCGCTCTGGCGGGGTGAAATCAGCCCCGAAAGAGGGCGCCACACCCGAGGAACTGGCTGCATGGCGTGCGGAGCAGGGGATCCCGGCGAAACCTGAGGACTACAAGATAGAGTTGCCCGCCGGTCTGGTACTGGGCGATGCTGACAAGCCGATGGCGGATAGCTTTGTCGCGGCCATGCATAGCAAGAACGCCCCGCCTGAGTTGGTCAACGAAGCGTTGGGTTGGTACTTGAAGTCGCAGGAAGAAATGCTCAACGCACGCGATGCCTTCGACGACCAGGCGGCATCAGCGGCTGAAGAGAACCTGCGCGAGGAATACGGCCGGCAGTACAAGACCATCGTGGCGGAAGCCACAAAGCTCATCCCGGAAGGAATCCGGGAAGCACTGCTCGACGCGCGGTTGCCTACAGGAGAGCGGCTGGGCAACAATGTGGACGCGATACGCTGGCTGGCGGGCGTAGCGCTCGAACTGAACCCGGCCGCGACTGTCGTACCGGGGAGCGGAACGAATGCGGCCCAAGCCATAGAGAGCGAGCTAAACGGTCTGAAGAAGCTGATGGGTGACCACAAGTCGGCCTACTGGAAAGGGCCGGAGGCCGCGAAGATGCAGGCGCGGTACCGCGAACTCGTCGATGTCGCGCAACGGATACGGTAACGAAAGGAAATCAACATGAGCACACGCAACTCTCTCGCCCGCGTCGAGACGCTACCCACCTCGGCAGTCGACACGGTCTACGCCATGGGCGACCATCCGCTGCCTGGCACGCTGTGGGTGCGCCCCACTTCGGGGAACACGTTGACGGTCGCATACAGCACGGACAATGGGACCACCTACCAGTCGCTGGCCGCACTTACCGGCGCGACGGCGTACACTGAGTGCCAGGTTTTGTCGGGATTCACAAACTTGAAGATCACGACGTCCGGCGTTCAAGGCGGAACCTGGGGGATATGCTGACATGCCTACCGGCGTTCCTTTCAGCAGCACTCCCCCATTCAGTGGAGCACCGCCTTTTTCGCGGAGTTCACCTTTTGGGA